GTTCAGCGAGGCGTCTGACTCTTAAAGTTATGACCTGACCAAAATCAGTCTAGAGGCGAACCTCTAAACATCTAAATGTCAAGCCACTCTTAAAAGAGTAGGTTCGTCTCGCGACGCGTAAGCGCCGCACCATGGGGCCATCCCATGGATTTCTATATACGTCCAGTTTAGACTAATATATAGTGTCGATTCTCAATTTATTTGTATTAGGTTGAAAATCTTACGATTCCTAATTTATGTATTCATGGTGATAGTGTACTGATACATGATCGGTACTCCTGTGAAAAAGAATAACGACCAATCTTCACCAACAGCATCATATTGCTGATATATTGTTCCACCATAATCATCATTTCCTGGACCAGTGGTCGCATTCTTGATGGAAGTGGTTGCAAGTTTATGAGAATTGCATTGTAGTGACTGAGCCTTAATAGTTCTGGCTGCAGAAAATCTACGATCCCAATAAAATGGAAATTCAACTTCAACAGTGTTGTTAATATCAACATTTGTTGATGCTGCACCATTTCCTGAGATAGAATTGAATGTATTTGACAAGTATTTAGTCAAATTTCCATTACCAATACTCAATAATTGGGTTGCTCCTGTGAACACTCCATTAGAACTACCTGAATATCCGAATCTAGTCACAGTAGGTGACTGATTACTTCCGGAAAACATATATTTCTTACGAAATGCTCCACGTTGCCCAGCGTACATAGGTGTAAACCATGCACTAAAAGCAGTGGGAGTTGCGGTTATTGGTGTATCACCATCTGCAGCAACATCGATACCTACAGTATCAAATCCAGAATAATAAGGCATAGCCTTGTTAGTCAGAACATTGATTCGTAGAGAATCATTACTTGCAACAGGTGGAACCCAAAATCTAGTCAAAGTGTATCGTTTACACAATTCACGAATAGATGTAGGTGGATCCCCATAGTAGACTAAATAAGTTTCGTCATTGGGATCACTTTTTGTTGCAATAGAAACTAACTCACCTGAAGCAGTAGGTTTATCGGAAAGTGTAGTGTCTCCTGTTTCTGTATTTGGACTTGCTTGAGAGGTAAGAATATCAAGTCCAGTTACAGGCAACAATTGAGGGGGTCCTGGTGGTCCTGGTGGTCCTGGAGGACCATCTGGTTCTGGGAACAAGTGGTAGTTGTTCAACTTGGCATTTGTTGGACCTGCGAATTTAATATCATCACAAGCTGAAACAAACACATTAATAGAGATAGGAGCATCAATACTAGGACTAACAAGATCATTAAGAACTGTCAATTCCAAAATACCGTTTCCTTCTCCAGCATTTGCCAACAATCTACTGATAGATGTAAA